GTCAACTTCAAGACCTACGTGGTCACAACCGAAAGCAATGCTAAAAAGGCGCAGGGAGGAAAGCGTGTGATGTACGCAACCCACCATCCTTGTTGGGACGCAAAGAACAGACACGGCTTGCCCGATGAGATGGATCTCGATTTCAGTCTCATTCGCCACATCTTCGGTGAGAGCAAGCCGAAAACGCTCCCCGAGGAGACGATGAGCAAAATTATCCGCCTTTTGACAGAGGCAGAGATTGAAGAGGCAGAACTTCAGAAACTTGTAGCCGCCAAGGGACATTATCCCGAAAGTACACCCATTGACCTTTATTCCGAGGAATTCGTCAGCAGATGGCTCTTCCCGAACTGGGAGCGCATCGTTACCACCATTCATCATAACAACAGCTAATTAGGAGGAAAAATTATGTCTTATAACAATTACAACGCACCCGCACAGGATATGTGCATGGATTGGGATTCCGCCATTGAGACCGATGGTCAGGAGTTTATTATCCTTGAAGAGGGAGATTACAATTTTGAAATTACCGGATTTGAGCGCGGTCGTTTCCCCGGAAGCACTAAGATTCCTGCTTGTAACAAGGCTGCCATTACGGCTCTTGTAAGAACTGCAGAAGGAATTGCTACCGTCAAGTTTGACCTCATTCTTTACCGTAGCCTTGAGTGGAGAATCTCTGCATTCTTCCGTTGCATTGGTCAGAAGAAGCACGGCGAAAGACTCGTGATGGACTGGAACCGTGTTGTGGGTTCCAAGGGACGTGCACACTTCAAGCCTCGCAAGTACACCAATAACAATGGTGAGGAGAAGGTGGCGAACGATATCGAGCGTTTCATCGATTACGATCCCGCTTTCTTTAAGGATGAGGGTGGCTTTGTAACCCTCGGTCCCGATGACGAGATTCCGTTCTAAGGAGGAGACTCAATGATATCTCTCAGACCTTACCAGACTGAGGCGAGAGATGCGATTTTGCACGAATGGTCTGTGGGGAACAGGAAGACTCTTCTTGTTCTCCCCACAGGCTGTGGCAAAACGGTTGTCTTTTCTTCGGTCGTTCAAAATCGAGTAGAGCAAGGCGGTCGTGCTTTGATTATGGCACATCGCGGCGAGCTCTTGGAACAAGCAGCAGACAAGCTGAAAAAGACTTGTGGGCTTGATTCGGTTCTCGAAAAAGCAAGTAGTACATCAATCGGAAGTAACGTGCCTGTTACGATTGCCTCGGTGCAATCCTTGGCGCAACCCAAGCGCTTGGCACAGTTTGCTCACGATTATTTTACAGACATCATTGTGGATGAGGCACATCATTGTCTCTCCGATAGTTATCAGCGGGTTCTTGAACATTTCTCAAGCGCCAACATTCTCGGTGTTACCGCAACACCGGACCGTGGGGATCAACGAAATCTCGGAAAGTATTTTGACAGCAAGGCTTATGAATACAGCATGAGCCAAGCAATCAAGGAAGGACATCTGTGTCCTGTGAAAGCGCTCCTTATTCCTCTGAAACTCGATATCGGTCAGGTAGGACTTTCCAACGGAGATTACGCTGTTGGAGAACTTGGCTCGGCTCTTGATCCTTATCTCGACCAAATCGCACACGAGATGGTGAATCATTGTAAGGGCAGGAAGACTGTTGTATTTTTGCCGCTTGTGTCGATTTCTCAAAAGTTCTGTGCGTTATTGAATCGTTATGGTCTTAATGCTGCAGAGGTAAACGGCAACAGTGCGGATAGGGCAGAAATCCTGGACGATTTCTCACGCGGTCAGTATGACGTGCTTTGCAACAGTATGCTGCTGACGGAAGGTTGGGATTGCCCGGAGGTGGACTGTGTTGTCGTTCTTAGACCAACCAAAGTTAGAAGCCTTTATCAGCAGATGGTGGGACGCGGTATGCGAACAGCACCCAATAAGGATCATCTTCTCCTTCTTGATTTTCTGTGGATGACAGATCGCCACGATTTGTGCAGACCCTCAGCTCTTGTTTCTAAGGACGAGGAAATCACGAAGAAAATGGACGAGCGTTTCCTGGTGGCCGATGGTGAAGTAGATATTATCGAAGAGGAGGAAGAGGCTGTACGAAATGTTCTCCTTGAAAGAGAAGCGGCACTGGCGCGGGAGCTTGCACAGATGCGTAAACGCAAGCGTCAGCTTGTAGATCCGCTTCAGTATGCGATGTCAATCGCAGCAGAAGACCTAGCCAATTATGTGCCGACCTTTGCCTGGGAGATGGCACCGCCTTCGGAGAAGCAGTTACAGTTTCTCGAAAACAGAGGCATTTTCTCCGAGAGCGTTACAAACAGCGGTATGGCAAGTATGATCATCGACCGCCTCAAGCGTAGACAGGACGAAGGACTCTCGACTCCTAAGCAGATTCGTTTGCTTGAGCGTTACGGCTTTTTGCAGGTCGGCACTTGGAGATTTGATGATGCCAGCAAGATGATTTCGCGTCTTGCAATGAACAACTGGATGGTACCGCGAGGATTGGTGCCGTCAAAATTCAAGCCGTAAAGGAGCGTAGAAAATGAGCAATATTTTATCTGCTCTTGACCGAATAGATGTGGCGTCCCTCACATACCAGGAATGGATCAACGTGGGTATGGCACTTCACGCAGAAGGGCATCCATGCGAAGTATGGGACAGGTGGAGTCAAGCTGACCGCAGATATAAAAAGGGAGAGTGCGAACGAAAGTGGCGCACCTTCAAGGGGGCAGGCACACCGATTACCGGGGCAACGATTGTACAGATGGCAAAGGAACGCGGTTGGACGCCCTATGATGGAAACGGTGTGATGGATTGGTCGGATACCATTTCTTATGATGGAGATGATCTCACCCCATATACACAGGCTACGGAGAACTGGAACCCTGTCAAGGAACTTAGGACCTACCTTTCACTCCTTTTCGACGCTGACGATTTGGTCAGCTACGTTACTGAATCCTGGGAGGACAGTGATGGAAAATGGAAGCCTTCGAGCAAAGGCTACTATGACCGCACAGCGGGACAGCTCATTGCCTCCCTGGATAAATATCCCGATGACCTTGGCGCAACGATAGGTGACTGGCACAAGGAGGCGGGTGCTTGGATTCGCTTTAATCCAGTCAACGGGGAGGGTGTGAAGAACGAGCATATTACCAAATTTAAGTACGCATTGGTCGAGTCAGACAGTATGTCGATTGCCGACCAGGATGCGATGTATCGCAAGCTGGAGTTGCCGATTGCTTGCCTTGTACACAGCGGTGGTAAGAGCCTTCACGCTATCGTGAAGGTAGATGCCGAAGACTACAACGAGTACCGTAAGCGCGTAGAGTTTCTCTATGATTTCCTTGAAAAGAACGGTGTTGTAGTGGATAAGCAGAACCGCAATCCTTCAAGGCTTTCTCGTTTGCCCGGCGCCGATAGAAACGGCAACCACCAGTATATCGTTGGTGAGAATATCGGCCGCAAGACCTGGGTCGAGTGGCTGGATTTCGTGGAAGGCGCTTCTGATGAGCTTCCCGGTCTTGTATCTCTTGATGAGTATAAGGACAACCCGCCGAAGCTGCCCGATGAGCTTATTAAGGGTGTGCTTCGTTGCGGACACAAGATGCTGATTTCCGGCAGCAGTAAAGCGGGTAAGTCTTTCCTCCTGATGGAGCTGTGCATAGCGTTGGCTGAGGGTAAACCCTGGCTTGGTTTCCCGTGCAAGCAGGGACGTGTTCTTTACGTTAACCTGGAAATCGATCCCGCCTCTTGCATCAATCGTTTTATGAAGATATATGAGGCATTGCACCTGCCAATGAAGCATATGGACAACATCGTGATTTGGAATCTGCGTGGTTTTGCGGTCCCTCTCGACAGATTGGTACCGAAGCTTATCCGCCGTGTTAAGGACAGCGGATACAGCGCAGTTATCATTGACCCTATTTATAAGGTTATTACGGGAGATGAGAACAATGCCTCGGATATGGCTGCGTTCTGTAATCAGTTCGATAAGATCTGCGCTGAAACAGGCTGCGCTACGATTTACTGCCATCATCACAGTAAGGGCGCGCAGGGAGGCAAGAGAGCAATCGACCGTGCATCGGGTAGTGGTGTGTTTGCACGAGACCCGGACGCACAGCTTGATATGATTCAGCTTGAGCTGGATGATGACCTCTCGAATAATGTAAGAGACGGCAACTCTACCGCATGGAGAATGGAGTCAAGCCTTCGTGAATTTGAGAACTTCAAGCCCATTAACTTCTGGTTTGAGTATCCGATTCACCGTTTGGATAACTCCAATCTGGAAAAGGCAAATGCGGAAGGATCACCCCTGGCAAACCTCGCAAAGAGCAGTAAGCGCACAACCAAGGAAGAACGCAGGAACTCCATTGACACCGCTTTCGATATTTGCGCCGAGAATGGCTTCACTCGTGTGTCGGATTTAGCCGAATACACAGGGCTTGATGAGAAGACAATCCGACGCTATTTAGGAGAATTTGAGGATGCTTATGACAATGATCGAGGCATCGTAACACGAAAAAAGAGCACTTGAGGAAATGGACAGACATAGGGAAAAATCCCTTTGACCGATGCAAAGACAGACAAAGGAACATTTTCCCTATGCCTATATGGTGAGCAAAGGCTTTATATAAGGATGTGTCCATCCCGCGTTGTCACGTGTGAGGAACAAAGGCTGCAAGCCAAGCCTTTGTATCCCTCAACACTGACGATGACCCCAGCCGTTGTCCTCAAGGCAGAAAGGAACAAAAAATGAATTTCTTTTTAGCAATGAACCCGCCTACGGTTACCGCACAGGAACGGAGGGTCAGGGTAGTAAACAATAAACCGATATTTTACGACCCGCCGCAGATCAAAGATGCAAAGGACCTGCTTTGCGGTCATCTCACGTCACAAAAACCTATGGTACCCTATGATGGACCTCTTTCACTCCGTGTTATATGGTGTTTCCCGAAAGGCAAGTCGCATAAGCACGGAGAGTGGAGGTCGACAAAGCCGGATACCGACAATCTTCAAAAGTTGCTGAAGGATTGTATGACACTTTGCGGATTTTGGAAGGATGACGCACAGGTTGCTCGTGAGATTATTGAGAAAAGGTGGTCGGACGAGCCGTGCGGGCTTTATATCGAGATTGAGAAACTGTGAGGAACTCAAAATGACAGATATACAAGCATATGAGAATCTTGCAAACGCCATTATTATTCAAGCTGCGAAGGATTACAGAAAAGCCTATAAGAAAAGCTTGAGAAGAAGCGATTGTGAGAGAACAAAACAGGAGCTGGCCGAGCTTGAGGGGTTCTTCCGCTCCGAGTGGTATCGAACCCTTACGAGTTTGGACGGAGAGCTGATTATGGAAAAGCTACGAAAGGGGTGTGAGCGATGACTGTAGTCGAATATTTGAGCCAGGCGCATAGGCTGAATCTTATTATTTCCTCAGACCTCGAAGAGCTCGAAAACTTGAGGCAGATGTCCTACAGTATTTCGTCGCCCTCTTGGGAGGAGAAAACAGGTGGAACAAGACCGACAGATCCGCCCTTTGTAAAGTGCATTATCAAGATTATGGAGCTTGAGGAGAAAATCAAGGGCGAGGTTGGAAGGCTGATTTCCTTGAAGGAGGAAATACTGGGCGTGATCGACTCCCTTGAGGATACCGAAGAGCGGGCGGTTCTGCGTTATCGTTATTTGCACAATTACAAGTGGGAGAAAATAGCCGATGTGATGTGTATGGCTGAACGTACTGCCAGAAGGCGGCATAATAGCGCCATCGCACATATCGTGATCCCCGAAGACCATACGGAAATATGAGGAGACAGATGAAGGTGAAAAGAGGAGATGTGTATATGGCAAATCTCGGTTGGGGCTATGGCTCCGAACAGGGAGGTTACCGCCCGGTTGTTATACTGCAGAATAATGTGGGCAATCGCTATAGCAACACAGTAACGGTTGCCCCCGTAAGCAGTAAGACAAAGCCTCCGCTGCCAACCCACGTTGTAATCCGTAATAACGACGGTAACCTTGGATATACATCAGTGGTGCTTTTGGAACAGATACGCACCATAGACAAACAAAGACTCAATAAACACATAGGCAATTTAAGCGAAGAAACAATGGCGGAAATTGAGGCGGGCATTTTATGTGAGTTCGATATTCTTCAAAAAAAGAGCTGATTTTTTCTTGAAAAATGTAAAGTTGACCGTGTTTGACCGCTTTTGTCACAACATGACCGCATTGCAGTTGTGCTATAATATAATTGCGAAAGTATATAACGAAAGCCTGTGTGGAGCAATTCACGCGGGCTTTTCTTATACCCACAAGGAGGTAACCAATGCCAATCAAGCCAAAGAAACCGTGCGGTTATCCTGGTTGCCCCAAGCTCACCCACGCTCGTTACTGCGAGGAACACACCAGGGTGATGAACACTCGATACAAC